CCAAGTATATTGGCGGGCCTTCCAAACACTATACGAAAGCCTTCGGCTGGGAGGTGAAATACTACGGCAATAGTGGAACAATGTGGGCCGTAAGCGCAATCCACAAGGATGGGAACGGGTTCTGGCTTCGCTGGGATCTAACAAAACCGACGCGGTAGGGCTTGCTTTGTGACGCTCACAAGCGCATATTTACTATGCGCCGCTAGGGGCGCGAGGAGGGTTTCCATCATGTACACCGCGATCCACATTCTGGTATATCTCGCGCTGATAGGCGCGCTGTTCTGCGCTACCCGAGACTGGAGGTCGTCCAAATGATCAAGTCAATTCAGTCCAACGGTCGGGTCTTCGCCCCGGCGACCCTGGGCGCGGAGCCCAAGTTCAAGCACGACTGCGACCTTCCGTGCTGCGCGTTCCACGGTCGGTTCTGGCCGAACAAGTCCAAGCCGGAGTTCTCCTACGACGTGTGGATATCGTCCAGTCTGTCCACGGGAGAGGGAGTACTCATCCTGCGTGATGGGAGTAAGGGCGAGCAGTACGACTGTATGCCGCTCGACCTCGCACCGGCAATCCCTCACATGTGCGACGCCCTCGCCCTCATCAACCTTACTGACGAGCTCATCGGTAACGGAGAGATGAAATGATCAAGGGTCGCTGGACGTTCATCGTGGTGATCCTCGGTCACGGATGGATCATGGACTTCAACCTCAGCTGGAGCGATTGTCTCTCGCTCATGGATGCTCATCCGGGGATTACTCGGGGATGCGAGGTCCAGGACTGATGCCGGTCCTCTCGGTCAATCTGCGTCAGGGATCGGCGATCTGGCTCACGAAGGAGCTCCCCGACGTCACGGAACGAACGATCACTCTGCTCTTCCGATCTGGGAAGATCTCCGATCTTCTGTGCGAGACCGAGGCGACGAGGGACATGATCTCGGTGATCCGCGATCTGCGATCTGGCGATCTCGTGACGAAAGACGGACGAAGGAGGTCGGCGAGAGGAACGATCGACCTGATCCTCACTCAGCTCGGGGAGCGCGAGTTGGAGCTTCTGGTCAACGACCCTCGGCCTCCCGGGCCGAACAAGATCTACTTTCGTAAGATCACTCGCTGACCTCGGTCTGCGAACGAAGGAGAGCCTCTGCTCTCACGAGGGGAGTTCACGCTCCAACGCCAGAGAAGAACGAAGGAGAGCCTCTACTCTCACGAGGGGAATTCACGCCCCGGCGCGGCTGCTCTAGCCTGCGCGCACACCACGCCGGGCCTATGCTAGCAGGCTAGCGGTGCGCCTGTCAAGCCGTCTAGCCTGCGGCTAGTTGTCGCACCCTGCGCGCCTTGACGAGCCGGGCTAGCCTATGCTAGCCGCGCCTAGGTTTACTAGCCTAGGCATTTGCGCCTAGGTTTACTAGCCTAGGTTTACTAGCCTAGGCATTTGCGCCTAGCTTCTAGCCTGCGCGCCTAGTCGATTCGCTAGCCTAGGTCAAGCCTGCTAGCGGTAACAAGTTTGTGATAGGTTAGCCTAGGTTTGCGCTTGTAGCGCATAGCTAGCGGCCATATATTTGCTTTGCGGCAATTGTGCCGCTTACAACTAGGAGCCTACCATGAGCAATAAGCCTAACAAGGCCGACAAGGCCAACGCCAACGCCAACGCCAACGCTGTTGACGTTGCACCCGCCAGCGCACCCGCCAGCGTACCCGCCAGCGCCAGTGAAGTTTACCGCATGGCTGGCTTGCGCGACCATACCCGCGCCGGTTTGCGCGTGCTAGCCTTGGCGTTTGACGCCAAGGCCGACAAGGCCGCGCCCAAGGGCGCACCCGCCATGCTGTATGTCGCGCCGGGTGCGCTGGCTGTTGGCTTGACGGGTTGGCCCGCGCGCCTTGCCAACGTGGCGCGCGATGTGTGCAAGGCTAGCGGCGTGGCATTTGAGGTGGGCGCACCCGTTGGCACGGCGGCGCTAGCCTCGCACATGGCCAAGCATGGCCTAGACGCCGGCTACCTTTGGGGTAGCTATGTGCAGGGTGCGCCAAAGCACGCGAAGGCCAAGGCTGGCACGCCGGCCGTGCTGACGAGCACGGAACCCAAGGCCTAACCCATAGGCCGCGCCTGCTAGCAGGCGCGGCCTTTGCTTTACTCAAACATAGGAACAAACACATGCGTTTCGATAGCTTAGAAGCCGCCGTTGGCTCGTTTGCTATGCCTGCCGACATGGACGGTTATTTGGCCCGCATTGTGCGGGAGGAGTATGCTAGCAATGCACGCGGCTTGTTTAACCCTGCTATTGAAGCCTTAGCAGGCGCAATTCGCAATGACTTAGGCGCACATAGCGCCAGCTTGCTTGACGCTGGCATACATATAACTTGGCGCATATCGCGCTTTGGCATATATGATGCTTTACTTATCGAAGTGTCGAGCATGAATAGTTTTGCGGCCTACTTGCTTATACTTGACGTACCAGAACATTAAGCAAGTATAGATTGAAACTATACTAGGCCGCGCCTGCTAGCAGGCGCGGCTTTTGCTTGCGCCTAGTGGCCCCGCTGGCCCACCACGCCCAGCGGCCCGCCCGCGCGCATTAGAAGAAGATTCAGATTTCCTCAAGCATTATTTCATTTGTCATCATTAGACATTTCCAACTATAATACTCCTACCTCTCCGATGGCCGATCTGGAGCACGACCATGCAAGAACAGGGACCCAGGACCCCCTCCCCGACTCCAGAAGTCTCCGCTGGAGAAGAAAAAATTTTCTCGTCCGAGAACAGCGAATCCCCGATCATGGATCATGACGGCAAGACCCTCGCCTCCTGCCGCCTAGATCCTAATTCGCCGACCCCCAAGCCCTTCCGCGGATACCCCGAGACCCACTACAAGAACCGCACTGGCCTCAGGGGGACCCACGACCCCTCCGCCGAGATCGCGGAACGCTTCCCACTCGACGCAAATTTCCAGAAGCCATGAGTCATCTTCGCCATTCGGCTTCCGCCGAATCCACCCTCAAATCTCATCCTTGGATGAACCGACAATCGCTACGCGCTCATCGGAGTTCTACACACAATGGCTAACATCTTCGCCTACGCCGGTCGCGCCTTTCTGAGCGGATACTCTGCGGACCCGCTTCGTCTAACGGCGATTCCGGGAGTCCACGGTGCGGTGCATCCTCAGTATCGCCACTACTTCCAGGACTGGCTGGCGCTCCGCGACTCGGTCGAGGGAGAACGGGCGATCAAGGCTCGATCCTACGCTTATCTGCCGATGCGTCAGGGCCAGGATCCTTCCGACTATCAGGTCTCCCTGGACCGGGCGATCTACTTTCCGGCGACGGCCCGTACGATCGAGGGTCTGTACGGATCGGTGTTCCGCCGACCGACGCTCGTGGAGTCCGAGGGCATCGATCTCACGTCGTTCACCTTCGGGGGCGAGGACTTCTACGCGATGGTGGGAGACGTCGTCGAGGAGGTGCTGACGGTTGGTCGTATCGGCGCGCTGGTGGAATATCCGGCCGGTACGGTTCTGCCGAACACTCAGCCGTATGTCGAGACGTACTTCGCCGAGAATATTCTCAACTGGTCGTACGTCAAGTCGAAGCTCCTGGCGGTCAAGCTCATGGAGTCGCGTCCGTCGGGCGACGTGTTCAACAGCGACAAGGCGTCGACTCAGTGTCGTCTGCTGGCGCTGGACGAGGACGGATTCTACTTTCAGGCGGTCAGCGAGACGGGTGAGGAGTTCGACGCGAGTATATCGGCGATTCCGATGTCGCGACGCATCTATCCGTTGATTCGCGGCAAGCGGCTGACCTACATTCCGTTCTACTTCATCAACACGAACTCGACGTGGCCGGACGTGCGGAAGCCTCCGGTGATGGACATCTGCAATCTCAATCTCGCGCACTATCGGTCGTATGCTCTGTTGGAGACGGCGCGCTACTTCTCCGCCACTCCGATCTATTGGGTGAAGGGCAAGGGCGCTGCGACGTCGGGGTCCGACACGATCATCGAGGAGAACGAGGACGGAACTCGCACTCACGTTCGTAACGACGAGGGTCCGCAGTTCCGGGTCGGCGCCAACACGATCTGGCTGCTCGACGAGAACGACGAGTGCGGGATCACGGAGTACAAGGGTCAGGGTCTAGCATCGCTGGAGAAGGGCCTGGAGGTCAAGGAGGGGCAGATTCAGGCGATGGGCGGCAAGCTCGTCGGTCAGCGTCGCGAGGCGGCGTCGAAGAGTGCAGCAGGTGAAGATTTGACGCAGCAGGGCGAGGAGGCGATCCTTCTCAAGATGGTGCAGACGATCTCGTCCGGACTAACGCGGATTCTGAAGGAGGTCGGGCGCTGGAAGTCGCTTCCGGAGTCGTCCATCGAGAAGATCAGCGTCGTGGTCAATCAGCAGTTCGTTCGGCCGAAGATCGGTGCTCGCGAGGTGCGGTCGCTTCAGTCGCTCTTCGAGGTGGGCCTGTCTCCCGAGGACTCGACCTATCAGATTCTGCAGGAGAGCGGGTTGCTCTCGGCTGATATCTCTCTCGAGGACTTTAAGGACACTGTTGAGGAGTTCAGGAAGCGGAAGGAGGACGAGAAGATGAAGGTCGCCTCGGCTCGCTCAAACGCGGCCCCGACTCCTCCCAAGGGAGGTAAGCGGTGACTAGAGACGTCTACGAAGAGGATGATCATCCGGTAAATCCGAACAATCCGATCGTGATGGAGCGCACGTCGATCGTCGACGGACAGACTGAAATCCGTCACTGCTACTGGTGTCCGGGCTGTCGCAGTCTTCATTCTATTCGTGTTCGGGACAGCGGTCCCAATCCATCTCGTCCGTCCTGGGTCTTCTCAGGCACGTTGGAGAAGCCGACCTACTCGCCGTCTCAGTTGACGACGTGGGGCATATTAGACAGGCGGTGTCACACATTCATTGTGGACGGGCAGATTCAGTTCCTGGACGACTGCACGCATTCTCTCAAGGGGCGGACGGTGCCTCTGCCTCCTCTACCGGACTGGTTCGTGGAGGAATCCAGGCTCTCCAAGGACTACTAGCCGCTTGCCGCCCGATGGTCCACACGGTATAATGCGTTATCCGCAGTGGGCCAGTAAGGTGAGGAGAGCGTAGCTTACTAGTCGCATTTCATAAGAAATCTGAGCTGCTACCTGGGAGAAGACTAATGGCCACCGTCAAGAAGGGAGTTCTTACCAGAGCTCGCGAGTGGTGGAAGCACCTTCGCTGGACTAAGCGTCCGTTCTGGAAGCGTGAGCGCATGGCGGCGAAGAAAGATATTCTCAAGCGAGTCAGGGAAGAAGACTGATGTTCTCTAATCTCCGTATCTGGTGGGCCGGTTGGCGGCGGGACTACGAGCACTGGTGGGTCCGAGCTCGTCGTCAGGGTGATTCTCAAGATCTTCTGAACCAGTTGAAGATTTCTGGCTTCGTCGATGAAGCTTGCATCTGTATCAGCAATAAGGCCGATTGTCTGAGACTCGATAATCTTGCCGCCGAGCGAGAGGAGGAGTTTGATGAGAGCGACGAGGCTTACTTCGCGTCGACTCGTGTAAAGAAGGCCGGTGACCTCCAGGATCGGCTGAGTCCGCGCTTCCGTGGGTCGTTCTGGCGGCATCTCAAACGTCAGTCCGAGTACGTGTCGATGGGTGTCGGCACTCTCCAGGTGTCGGGCGCAGATCATAAGAACATGGACGACCAGCCCGTCATGATCTACATCGGCCTCGACAGTCAGATCTGGGTGCGTCCTCTGACAGAGTTCTTGGACGGTCGTTTCGTCTGCATCAACGGGGACCCTATCGTAAAGTACGGCCTTGCCGTCGCAAGCAATTTTGCTGAAAATAATTCAGCAATTGACGGAGGTAGTCCTGCGACCACTGAATCTCCGACCCAGGAATCGTGAGCACCGCTCCCGCCCGCCTCCACCTGATATCGCAGCTACGTCGATTTCAAGTAGAACGCCGGAGCGCGGCGCGAGGCGCGAGATGTGGGGCGAATTTTCGTCTCAGATTACGGAGAATTTAGGGTCTCTAGTAGACGATACTCTCCCAGCAACCCGGAGGAGAGGGGGCGGCACGTGAACAGCTCGTTCTTCTATAAGACCTCTGGCAAGGCCGACCCGAAGAAGTCGGAGCAGACGGTTCGCCCGAAGACGTCCAACGAACCAGTTCGGGAGAAGCTATCCGTCGTCGAGCTCACCAAGAAGGACGGAGTATGGCAGCTCTAGATCCTAAGTTCTGATGGCTCGTGTTCTCGTCGCCTGTGAGTTTAGCGGAGTCGTCCGCAGGGCTTTTCAGGCTCTAGGCCACGACGCGTGGTCTTGCGACCTTGTTACTTCTCTAGACGATAGTGAGAATCACATCGTCGGCGATGTTCGTGGTCTGTTGGATAGAGAATGGGATCTTATGATCGCCCATCCGCCATGTACTCGCTTATGCAATTCGGGATCACGCTGGCTCGCGAAGCCTCCTCCTGGGAAAACTTCTGCCGAGATACGACGGGAGCTTAGAGACGGTGCGGCGCTCTTCAGTGATCTTCTTAACGCAGACATACCGAGAATTGCGATCGAGAATCCTGTGATGCACTATCACGCCAAGGCTCTGATCAGGAATTATCGCCCTTTTGATCAGACTTTCCAGCCTTGGATGTTTGGAGATCCGGAGAAGAAGCTAACGTGTCTCTGGCTGAAGAATCTTAAGCCTCTCCGTTGGACGCAGATCTCTAGAGAACGGAATCATACGATTTACTCTATCGGGCGGCAGAAGAACCGGGCCAGCACTAGGTCTGTGACGTTTTCTGGCGTCGCCGCCGCTATTGCGGATCAGTGGGGTTCTGAGCTCGGATAATCACGACTTGCCTGCGAGCGAGGACTGAGCTATCCTGATCTTACTGACCGGATAGTCCGGTCGGGCCCTCTTCGGGGAAGAGATCAGCAGGAAATCCATGCCAGTTATCAACATTGACGAAGCCGCCTTCGGCGGTCTACCTGACGACATGAAGAGCCTCGCCAAGAAGGGCGAGGATGGTCGTTTCGCAATCGACGTCGTGGACGCATCGTTCCGCGAGAAGAATGTCGGCCTCGTGAAGGAGCGTGATACGCTCGCGCAGAGCTACAACGGCGTTCTGGAGATCTTCGGAGGCGAGAAGGATCCGGCCAAGCTCAAGGCAGCTTGGGACGAGCTTCACGGTCTTCGCAAGAAGGTTTCTGACAAGGAGCTCATCGACAACACCTCGTTCGAGAAGGCTCTCGAGACTCGCACCAAGGAGATGGCGACCAGTCACGAGCAGCAGATCAACAACTTCCAGAAGACCATCGCTGATACGAATGCTCGCATCGAGCAGCTCCAGAAGGAGGGCGACGCCAACGAGCTTCGCTATCACATTCAGCTTCTCCTCAGCAATCCCGACTCCGAGTTCAATCCGCTGGCGACGCCGGACATCGTCAATCGCGCCAACGCCGTCTGGAAGAAGAACAAGGAAGGGAAGTGGGTCGCGACCAACGGCTCCGAACTTCTGTACGACGAGGCTGCGAATCCGCTCACGTTCGAGAGCTGGATGAAGAAACTCGGCACCGAGGCTCCGTACTACCTGAAGCAGTCGGCCGGAGGCGGAGCAGGTGGCGGTCGTGGAGGCGCCGGAGCCCAGACTTCGTCGATGGAGGGCATGTCCAACATGTCCTTCGAGGACTACGAAAAGATGCGAAATGCGGAGCAGCTCAAGCAGATGGGTCGCCGCTAAGATCTCATCCGGCTAGCGATTACTGTCTTAGTCGGCCTACCTGATCCCCGGATCTCACGATCCGGGGATTTTCTTAGAGTCATGCAAATGACGATTTGTTGCGGCGAGCTGCTGTGGTAGAATTGCTGTGTTCCTGATATTTTGACTAGGTCCGTTTCTTCTCATGACCGAGAAAGTCCACGTAGATCGCGACCCAATCTACTTGCTTCTGGAAGAGTTCAATAAGACTCTCCAGTCGTCAAAGGCGGAGCAGACACAGATCCTATCGGAGATCAGGACGACCGTTTCGTCAGTATCCGAGCGTCTGGCTCGGATGGAGGCTCAGGATCTGGGCAAGCGCATCCAGCATCTGGATGATGATCTTCGCGGTATGCGCGATGGGGAGATTTCTCGTCTTAAGGAGAAGATTCAGGCGCTGGAGCAGTCCCAGCCAGATCTCAAGCCGATTACAGAAAATATATCCATATTGATGAATGAGCGTCTAGAGAACAAGGCCGCGATGCGAGTCTGGTTTCTTCTCGCGTCGACGGTGGGGTCGTTCGTGGGTGCGCTGATAATCGTAGTTGCTAGAGCGTGGTTGGATCGCTAATGGCCGAGGTCAAGTCGAACTCTATCTGGGAGAATGGTCAGCCTCTGCCGGAGTCCAACTGGCTCTGGCGTCGTATCTTCGCCTACGGCGTGTGGATCGTCGGTACGATCGTCCAGGTCGTCGTGCTGTGGTATGTCTACCAGATGGTAAATCTGGCCGTCTACGCGGTGACGCAGACCACTGAGAATTGGGTATCCACGAACTCCGAGAAGGTCAAGGCCTCGGTGGAGATCGTCAAGATCATTATTCCGCAGGCGATGACTACCGTCTTCTGGATGGTCATTCTTCAGAGCATTGCGACGCTCCTCATCCAGTTCTACTACATGATTGCTCCGTCTGCCGAGGTGATCAAGGGTATGACGGCCTCGGTTGCGCTGGCGGCTGGCGGCAATGGCGCATATGGGAGCCAGCAGACTGCTTCAGATGGCCGTACAGCGGCTCAAGGGGGCGGGGCCATACAAACACCCACGCCGCAAAAAGGCGCGCTACCGGGCGCTGAGTAACGTCAACCTACTTTACAGAAGGTTCTAGGGCAAAATGACGGAATTTCTGGCTGTTTTTCTCGTAATTACGCTGGTTCTGTCTGCCATTGCCGACGCAATGCTGACATCTCACGCACTGCGTCTCGGAGCCAAGGAGCTCAATCCTCTGGTAAATTGGGCGCTCAAGAATGAGCGGACCAAGAAGTATGTCTGGCCTGTGAAATTCGGTGTCACCATCGCTATCGCGGTCGTAGTGTTCAACTACGGGGAGGGGTGGCCTCGGATCTATGTTCTACTTCCAATCGTCCTTATGATGGGCTACGTCTGCTGGAACGGCGTCAAGGTTCTCGATAAGCAGCGATCCTACTACAATCTGCCACCCATCTTTTAGGACCGTCTACACTTCAAAAAGAGGCATATGTCCGAGACTCGAAGAGAGTACGAGGCTGAGCAGTGGGCGATCTCCACTATGCGACGGGAGGGTGTTCCGGTTCCGAGAAGCATGATAATCGACGCTAAGAAATACGTCTCGGACTGCCTAAAGGAGGAGGAAGGTTACGTAGAGTCTCACGTAATGAAGTTCATTAAGACTATACCTAAGAGTCCGAACAGGAAGAAATAAGCCCTAGGCTTCCTCGACCGTTGGAGGTAGAGTGGCTCCATGGCGAAGATCTCGAACGCATATACTCCTCTGGAGATAGAGCTCGTACGGGGCTCGACCGAGACCATTCGCCTGAACGTTAAAGAAGCTCTGCCATCTACTGCCTGGATGGATCTCACTGGATCTACGGTTATCTTCAGAGCTGCTTCGAAGAGCGATTCCATTCGAAAAGAGATCGTCTCTTTCAACTTGCACGAGGGCGTGGCTTGTGGAGTATCGATCACTCTCACTGCTGCCGAAACTCGAAAACTATCTTCCAAACCGTGGGATTGGGAGTGTGAATATCGTATTTCCGGCGCTGAGACAGTGTTCGCCGGCGGAACTATCACCGGAATCGGCGGCACAAACGACGACATCATCTGAGGATTGAAACATGGCTTCCTTCGCCTTCAACAAGTTCTGGAACAAAGTCCTCACCGGGTCGATTGATCTCGACACGGACACATTCAAGTGCATGCTCGTCACGGTGTCGTACTCGCCGGACAAGGATCTACATGACTTCAGAAACGATGTCACCAACGAGGTGAGCGGGACGGGCTATACGGCGGGCGGCGCGACTGTTACAGTAGGCGTTACTGACGATACTGCCAATGATCGCCAGGACATCTCTCTCGGAGGTATTTCTCTGGGCTCGTCTACAATTACTGCTCGCGGAGCCGTCTACTACAAGTCTCGCGGAGGTGCTTCCTCGGCAGACGAACTCGTCGCCTACATCGACTTCGGCGCTGATGTCATCTCCGCGAACGGAACATTCACCCTCGACGCTTCGACTCTGCGGCTGCAGAACTAAGGATTGACATATGTCGACATTTGACAATCTCAGCGATGACGAGCTCGTCGCACTGAATCAGAAACTCGGCCTGGAGGCGGATAATATCCGCGAACAGCGCATCGACATCAATAACGAGCTGAAAGCTCGTCGCGAGAAGGCTAAGGTGGCTGCGATCCTCAAGGAAGCTCAGGATCGCATCGATGCCGTCGCCCCCGGTGCCCTCATCGTCGTCAACACCTCTACGGAAGCGGGTAGCGTGAGCTAATGGCCGATGACGTCGTCCTCCCCGGCACTGGAGACACAGTAGCCGCCGATGAGATCGGTGGTAAGAAATTCCAGCGGATCAAGCTCATCCACGGTGCTGACGGCGTCAATGAAGGAGACGTAGCTGGAGATAATCCTCTTCCTGTTTCTGTCCAGGCTGAGCTTCTCGAAGCTATCGAGGCTATGAGAATAGCCTTCGCAGGGCTTGCTCGCTCTTTGGGATTGCCTAACGCCGCTGGCGTTCTCCGTGTTGATGCCTCTGGTGTGACGGTGCCGGTCAGCGGTACTGTCACCGCCAACCCGGCCTCAGGTACGCTGACCACTCTAGGTACGCTGACTGAACAGACAAATATCGGCGGTCGACCCGCCCTCATGCAGATCCCAGCACTCATGCAGATTGGTGTGGGTGTTCTCCGTAGAAGCATAGTGGTGACTTAAATGGCGACGAGCGTTGGCGTCCGGAAAATTCTTGATCTGAAGCGTTTTGAGATCTGTGCTCCGGCGCCGGTCGCGACCGGCGCTGGCACTCACATTATCTCGTCCAGGCATTATCGTCAACAGCAGCTCTTGATCTCAAGTGCCACTGTTCATTATCTATACCATCCTGGAGAAGATGGTTGGACGCAGATCCCGTCCGGTGCCCTGACTCCTGCAATCGCGGCAGGCGGATCCGGCACTGCGACCGCAGTAGGTCCTTCCGGCACTGCCTCTGGCGGTACGACCTCGACAGTCAACACCACCCTGAACCTACAGAGGGATCTACGGGGGTATTCGATCCATATCACGGCCGGACCGGGCGCGGGTGAGACGAAGGTCATCGCCTCCAACACTATCGGTGCCAACTCGATCATCACGATCGTCGGCACCTTCGGCACTTCTATCACTGCGTCGAGCATTTTCCGACTTCTTACGCCTCGCTTCTACGTCCTCACAGGCGGTACTCTGGCGTCCGGCTCATTCAAGTACTACGACTTTGCGACGAATACTTGGTCTGCCGCTCTTTCGATCGCGGGATTGGCTGCGACTCTCGGCACTGACGGTAGGCTCGTAGCCACTCCGTCCTGGATGGATGATGCATACAAGATCTTCGGCACCGGGACAGCCTCTGCCGGTGCGGCCTCGACCCTTACTGACTCTACGAAGGCGTGGACCACGAACCAGTGGGCGAACTCTCAGGTTCGCATCGTCTCAGGCACCGGAGCTGGTCAGATCAGGACTATCGCGTCTAACACCGGCACCGTTCTTACGACTTCTGCCGCCTGGACTACGAACCCCGACAATACTTCCGTCTACGCCATCGAGGGTAATGACGACTTCCTATACTATCTGGGGAACGGCGCAGTTACTCTTTATCGCTACTCTATCAGCGGCAACACCTGGAGCACTCTCAGCCCCGGTGTTGCTCGCGGCGGCGCTGCGAGCACGGGAATGTCTGCGCATTGGATCTGGGATACTGAAGATGCAGCCTGGAATACCGAGAACGCCATTCTCAACGGTCGCTATATCTACTCATTCCGCGGAGCTGGCGGCACCCTGTTGGATCGCTATGATATCGCAGCCAACTCGTGGGCCAACGTCCCGTACGCTCCGCAGACAGAAACTTTTACGTCAGGTACGAAGTGGACGTATCATGGCAACTACATCTACTGTCAGAAAGACGCTACTGGTCGTTTCTTCCGCTACAACGTAGTGACTGCTGAGCAGGACGGATTCACTTCTCTCCTATATACTCAGGGTGCGGCGGTCATCGGTGACACCCTGTTTGACGTGAACTATCGAGATGGTGCTACGGAAATCACGTGGCTCTATTTGATCCTCAACACTTCCGCAGTCATGCTACGTGTGATGGTGATCTAAATGAACATGCCGGAAATCATCAAGATGCTTGAACTCAAGCTGACGGCCCTTAGTCAGCTTCGCAGCTCTGCAGCGAATAGCGGAGACGTCGGAACGGTCGCGAGGGTCGAAGCCGAAATCGCTGAGACCGAGGCCACTCTGGCGACTCTTCGCGCTGTAGTCTAGTCATGCTACTGCTTCTTCTAAATCAAGAAGCAGGGAGTGTAGACGGGTTTGCAGAAGGTCAGATCATCACGGTCACGACGAGCGCCATCGCTGGATCAGCATCTGCCAATAACGACGCGACTGCTTCTGGCGACACAATACTCGCAACTTCGTCTTTGATAGATGGATCGGCCAGCGGTACTAGATCACCTACCGTAAGTGGTCAGATGATTCCTATCACGCTCAGTATTCTTAGCGGGGCGGCGACAGGTCAGAGATATGCAGACGTCATAGGTCAGACCCTAGTATCTACGGTATCTTTGATTCCCGGAAGTGCTCAGAGTCAAGTCAATGCAGATGCATCCGGCCAGACTCTGACTTCTACTTCATCACTGGCCCCGGGATCTGCCAGCGGGGTAAGGTCTCCTACGGTATCTGGACAGGTTCTACCTGTCACCATAAGTGTTATAGATGGGACAGCTACTGGCCAGAGATTGGCTGACGTACTTGGTCAGATAATATCTGCGTCTACATCTATTCTCACAGGATCGGCGACTGGGCAACGTAGTCCCGTCGTCGGTGGTCAGACGATCCAGACGACCGTCAGCTTGACTCCGGGGTCGGTATCAGCAAGTATCAACTCTACCGTCAGCGGAGTGATCCTTAACTCAACTGTCAGCTTGACTCCAGGTTCTGCAGATGGTGAGAGAATATACATTGTCTCTGGTCAGCTAATCGCGGTCGCTGCCTCCGTTCTGGCTGGATCCGCCACCGGTCAGAGAAACCCTACTATCGTCGGGTCCACCGTAACTGCGTCTATCTCTACTCAAGCTGGCTTGGCTATCGGCCAGCGAAATGTAGATATCACTGGTCAGATGCTCCAGGCGTATTCGCAACTCTTGGAAGGATCTGCTGCTGGTCAGACTAATTCAATTGTAGATGGATTTGTAATTACCGTCACCGTCAGTCTATTGGACGGTTTGGCAGAAGGTGAGATCGGCTACGCTCCGGACGTACCGATAAGCGTCGAAATAGAGGTTTCGTTTCCGGCTGATCTAATCACCCAGATAATCATACCAGCTTCGGTGACTGAAGAAGTCATCTTTACTTCGAGACTTTCTTCTACTGTTGTGATGCCTGCTTCTCTTATTCAAGAAATCATTATTCCTAGTCAGCCTACTGCAGAGGCTTCTATCCCACAGGCTCTTGAGTCCGCTGTGGAGTTCCCGAAGGAATAGGGCCGCTCTTTTGAGCGGCCCTTTCAGTTAGAGTGCTTCGATCTCACGGATGAAACGCAGGACGTTCTCCGAGAAACCGTCGATGCGAGTCCAGTCACCGTAGCCGACGCCGTTCCGGTTGGATGCAACATTGATCATGTAGCCGCGACCGGAGGGACCTCCGACGGTATCGCGGCTCTGCTCGTCGGTGATAACGATCATGCGATCGAACTTTCCGATCTGCTTGGTCCTCTCAATGGCTGCGCCGAGTTGAGTGCCACTGTGATGCTGCGAGTTCTTGATCACCGCGACTCCGGCCATGCCGGGACGCTGCGGAACCTCGACCAGTGCGTCCGAGAACGTAAAGATACGAGCACGGCCTGGGAAGATGGAGGCCAGAGTAGCAGCCGCGTCCATGCGAGTCATGTCGCTCTTACCGGAGACGGGAGAGTTCATCGACCCAGACACGTCCACCAGAATAGCAGTCTCACCCTGGATACGGGGGAGATTCGCAAGTCCGGCGATGAGAGCAACGTCCAACTCCAGCTCGAAATACGGCACGAATCGCGCAGCCGCCGTGAAGCGGAAGGGTAGAACTCGCTCCGCTCCGCGACGGGCCAGGATGGCTTCCCGAATCAGACCATAGTCAACGTTGGCCTCCACCATTCCGCGAAGATTGCGAAGAAGTGCCAGATAGCCGAGCGTCTTCTCGCGAAGGAGTCGCTCGAACGTCTCCTTCTTGTTCGCTCCGCCGGACAGCGCGACCTCCCAAGTATCGGGAGTCTTCAGCTCGTTGGCTGCGAGACGATCGAAGACGGCCTGCTGCTCGGAGTCCTTGGCCTTCGGGTGGACCAGGAACATCACGTCACGCAGACGAATCGCATCGGCACGATCGTACTTCGCCAGACGATACTCGTCGAACTTGGGAATCGCCAGTGCGAGACCCTTCTTGAGCTGAGCAGAAAGCGGAGCACGCTTCTTGTTGGTCGGCGTCGGGTTGACCTTCCAGTACAGAGCCAGAAGTTCTGTCAGTTCGTCTGCACGACTGATCACCTTTGCGATAGTCTCGGAGACGAGACTGGTGCCGCTTCCCCGACGGATCAGGTGGACCAGAAGCCAGAGCGGAGCGTGACGCAGCTTGAAGTCGTTGCGTGCTTCCACCGCTAGATCAGCGATGACGTTGATCGGTACCTTGTCGCAGAGCTGGCCGATGCGGGTAGCGATCGTAACGCCACCCTCGTAAAATTCGTCTTCCCAAAGGAAGCACGAAGCAACAGTACGACGGAGCTGCTGTTCGGGGGTGAGTCGGGCGGCTAGACCGCCTTCGTGGGTCTTACTGGCCTCGAATTGACGAGGTTGATTTGTACGAGCCATTTTTATCCTCCGGGTTGAAACTACACCGCGCGGAGGTGTTCCGGGAACAGACGTACTCGACTGGCCGAAGCCACCTTTGCTCTACCAACTTGAGCTACGTCTCCAAAAGAGACGACAGGAATCGAACCTGCGACACGAGGAAATCGAGAACTACACCACGGGACGATACTCAGCGCGGAGGAACATTCGGTCAGTAGGCGGGTGGATCTCTCCGAACCCATTTTGACAAGAGCGCCGAAGCACTCAGGCCAGTCTTTGGAAGATGAACTACTAACTTATCACCATCCGCTAAGATGGGTATCAGCGAGAGAACAGACGCCTTCGGGACTTTTACGCGCTCTATCCGGGCTGAGCTACCGCCCCGTAGATGGTGGAGCAGGTTGGATTTGAACCAACGACCTCGTCATTAGCAATGAAGGAACCGATGACTACACTACTCACCGATTAGTTGTGACGGAGGAACAGGCGATTACGGATAGGGGACTTGAACCCCGACGGGCTCAGAACCCGTTCTAACCGAAGTAACCGTGATCTATCACCATCCATCGAATTAGCGGCGACGAGGGAACAAACGGTATCAGCTATTTTAGCGTCCTAACCACTAGACGATCAACCCTACGGGCTGAGCCGGATTCGAACCGACGTCTCTTCTCCCTGAAAGAAGTAGCTGAAACCTACCGCCACTCGTCGCTTATTTGGTCTCCTGTTTTAGCGATGGAAGAACTATTGAACAGACGATTGCCCTTGAAAGCATTCATTGGCTCCCTTGCGGGATCCCCAGACCAACCGGGGCATCCGAGAAAATGGGGTTTCTCGTACAGATTCGAACTGCGCCGACGAAGAACGTCTACTCTACACTATCCATCAAATTTCGGTGCCGGAGAACAAGCGGGAACAGCTATGGGGCGAACCCCGTTCTATGCAAAGAAGTAACTGTCGCCCTATCACTACCGGCAAGGACTATTTATAGGCTCTTAAACTGCGCGCGTAAAGGGGAAAATTATCATAAGATACCTTTTAACACAGTTTCCGCAGAAAATTTATCTTGCTCCTTCCAGATTAAATTCTTCTTTATCTTCCAGATACAGATTCTAGAAACTCCGTAATCTTCAGCAATAAGTCTATGAATTCTAAGATCTTTTCGAATTTCTCTAACTTGTTCCCACGTGAGTTTCTGCGGTAGTCCGGGAATACCAATAGGTCTCCCCGGACTTTTTGCAGTTCTCCCTTTTAGCATCTTGTCTTTCATATTTTCATCATGATCACCTAGAAATAAATGATCGGGATTTATGCATCTGGGGACGTCGCAAGTATGACAGACACACATTCCCCAGGGAATTTCTCCTTTATGGCATAGATAAGAATATCTATGGGCTTCTATTTGTTTTCTATTTTCTATGTATAATTTTCCATATCTGTCTGAGTATGGATTTGCTTCTCCGGTCAATCCTGTCCAGAGCCAGCAACCATTTTCATCGATAATGTAGGTTCCTTTGAATTCCATATAGAATGGTAACGGCTTACGAACCACTCAGAAAGCTCTAAATTTCCGAGGAATTAGGCTCGGAGTTCCGAGGGTCGCGGAGGGGCTTGCTTATCTTTTCGTCTTAGCATAGAGTGACCTCACTAGTCCTGAGGACCTCCGGGGGAGGATTTCGGAAGCAATCTTTTCTCCCCGTAGAGGAACTTTCCAAATGGCAAACGTCTTCGTTACTCCTCAGATCGTGGCCCGCGAGGGTCTGCGCGTTCTGAAGAACAAGCTCCCGGTGACCTCGCTGGTTCACCGCGACTACGAGGCTGAGTTCCGCAGCGCCAAGATCGGTGACACCGTCACCATCCGCACGCCGCCCTCGTTCTCGGTCGACACCTTCAATCCCGTCACCGGCGTCGTCACGCAGGACATCAAGCAGGGTTCGGCGCAGATCACGCTCGAGAACATCTTCGACATCTCGATCGAAGTCACGGCCAAGGACATGACGTTGTCGCTCGACAGCTTCAGCCGCACGGTCATCGAGCCGGTCATGGTCGAGTTCGCCGACAAGATCGAGGGCTACATCCTCGGTAAGGCGAATGCTCTGTATCACATGCCGGCGACCACGTTCCCGAACTCCGTCGCGACTGCCGCGTGGCTGGATTCGTATCTCGACCTGATGAAGGTTCCCAGCAATCGTCGCTGGGGCATCCTCGGCTCGAAGAGCAAGTCCGACTTCCTCGGCATTGAGAAGCTGACCCTCGCCGACAGCCGTGGCGATAGCATCGCGGTTCGCGACGCTGCCATCGGCCGCGTGCTCGGCGTCGACTACCTCAGCTCCCCGAAGGTCCAGCGTCAGGCCGCTGGTACGCTCTCCGTCACGACTCTCGCCGTGAACAACGGCGCGGGATACGCGGCTGGCGTCTCGACCATGAACATGGACGCAGTCTCCGTGACTGGCGCCACTGCCATCGGTTCGACCTTCACCATCGCCGGCGTCTTCATGCAGGACGGCGTGACTCCGCAGAACTTCGTCATCACCAATGCGGTGACGGCTGCGGCCAACGCTCTCACCGGCGTGACCTTCGCCCCGGCTCTTCCGGTCGCGGTGGCGGACAACGCGGTGATCACCGTCTACCAGACGGCTCACGCCATGAACCTCATCGGCGACCCGCGTGGTCTGGCCTTTGTGTCGGTCCCGCTGGAAATGCCCATCATGGGTGCTCGTCCGGCCGAGGTCCTCTCGAGCGAAGGTGTTTCGGTTCGCGTCGTGTACGACTACGATCCGAAGTACAAGACCAACAAGGTCTCGTTCGACATGCTCGTCGGCGCCAAGGTCATCGACCCTCGCGTCCTCGCGCGTCTGCCGGGTTAATCCCGGTGGCTTGAGGCTACAATAGTTCTGGGCGGTGTCGCAGACACCGCCCAGAATTTCATTCTAAATTCCCAGGAGATGAGTTATGGCGAAGATGATTACGCTCGTAAAAGACGGTCACGAGATCGTGATGCCCGAGGACTGGCCGAGCCGCGCCAAGGTCGAGGAAGAGGGCTACGTCCTGGTCGAGGAAAAGACCGAGGAGCAGCCGGAAGAGAAGACTTCTCTTCAGAAGGGTATCGAAAATCCCATCGTGAAGACTCCGGTCGACACGACTGATCCTCGCACAACTCTCGAAAAGATGACCGAGAAGAAGCCCCTCTAACTTTCGGAGAGTCAAGTGTCTGTCATAGAGCAAACCAACGAGGGCTTGGCTAATGCGGACGTTTACTGCTCCGTGGATCGTGCGGACGCTTGGCTCTCTACTTCTCGCATCTACACAAAGTGGGAAGCCAAGGAGACCGACGAGAAGGAGAAGCTTCTCCTTCTAGCCACCTCGTATCTAGACTCTTACTATGTCTGGTATGGGGCAGCAGTTCTTCCCGCGCCTAGTCTTCGCTGGCCTAGAACTAAGATCTATGATCTTGATAACCGACTGCTCGCTGGAATACCAGTGGAGATTCGGTACTCCTGTGCGGAGATAGCTCTGTATTTCATGACGAATGATCCCTTTGCGGACTCATCGTCGTTCGGAATCGAGAATATCGAGCTGGATGTCATCAAGATCAAGTTCGACAGTTCAGTCTCGCAGAAGGTTAAACTTCCGCAATCCGTGCTCAACCGTCTCAGTCCGTACGGATATCCAATTGGATCGATCGGCGCTTCTCGTAGGTCCGGCAAGGTCATCGCGTCGTGAGCATTCAGCAGGTCGTAGCGGACTCGGTAGATACTCTTTACGAGGTACTCTTCGAGTATCTCGAGAGTGTTACCTATACTCAGGTCGGGAACAGCAAGACCTATGATGTCGCCACAGATAAGATCACTGGGACTGACCCACAGACGATTATCTCAGGCTTCTGGCTTGGCGAGAACTATCGGGAAGTTAGCCCAATCCTCAGCGCGACGGCAAGTTATATCTCAGGTAATTCTGACGAAGAAGGGGTTAAGTTCATCTGCCGCGGAACTGAGATAGACTTCGGCCCCAAGATAGGTGACTTGATCACCAAGGGCGGAGTCGACTGGAGGGTCAAGAGCTTCAAGCCTCTTCCAGGTAAACCTGTCTATATCTTCATGCTGGATTCGATCGCATGAAGGTGACATTTGGAGAGAAGTTGACAAGTCCCAATACTGCGACTAAGAAGGCGCAGGAGAAAGTCAAGACTCAGATAATTCGATCCATGTCAGTAGCCCTCAATACGATCATAGACTACACTCCGGTGTGGACAGGGCGTACTATCCAGAACTACCTCTGGAGCGTCAACGGAATTAAGCAGACAGTCCTGCAGCGAGGAGTCATCGAAGACTGGCGTAAGGTCAAAGACGATGACGATAGCAACCGAAAAGCCGAGGCGGTTGACAACGCTTTGGGATCTCTAAAGGCTGCGCAGAAGATGGTTCGGGCTGCGAGCTGGCCCGTCAGGGTTTATCTCTTCAATCCGACCCGCTACAAGATTGAGGACGATGAGGATGACGAGAGCGGTATGTCCGGCTCTTACGTCGGCATCGAGGCGTTGGAAGACGGCTTCATAGGATTGGCTCCGGGCGGATATAAGATGTTCGCCAAGACGGCTACGAAACTTCGGTCGATGGGCATCGCTGGAATAGGATATGTCTACTGATGAGCAGAGAAACTGAACGCATCGCCATCGCCAATCTTTTCGAGTCCGTCTGGCCCAAGGACGAGTGGCCGATTAAGATGGAGAATACGCCGTTTCCAGAGCCGGAGAATGGTCAGTTCGCCCACTACATCACTGTCCCGGGAGAGTCGATCCGACTGACTCTGGGAAAAGATCACATGGTGCGGCATTCTTCGTATCTGCAGATCGACTGCTACGTCAAGTTGGACGCCGGGACGAAGCAATATAACGCCATTGAAGATCTTCTTCGCAACACGTTTGACGAACTCCAGTTGGAGACGACTGACGGCGAGCTCATCCAGTTTCGTACTCTACGAGTCCGTAACTTCGGGCCGTATTTCCAGAAGAATCGCCGATCCTTCATTATGGAATATCAGCGAGACGTCCACGTAAGCCGACCCTAGAGCCCCGAGTACGAAACAGCGCCCTTGTTATCCACCTCTCGACGGGCTAGACTTCGGGCGTAGACTAGTTCCGACGACGGGGTCGTGCCGGTGACGAGTTCTCAATCCCTTTAATTGAGAGAAATAGACCCATGTCCGAGAGCAACAACGTCAGCCTGCGAATCGTGCCCGAGGTCACCTTCGGCTCGACTCCCTCCGCCCCCGCCTTCCAGAATCTCAAGTATCGGTCCAGCTCGCTCAAGTACGAGCCGCAGACGGTTCTCTCCGACGAGATCACTGGAGATGATCAGATCACCGACAACACCCTCGTCGGCTACAGCGTGTCTGGCGACGTCCAGGCGCGTCTCACGTTCGGCGCCCTCGATGATCTCATCGCCGCGAACCTGTACTCCTCGTGGGTCACGCGCGCCAACACCGTCCCGACCGCCGTCGCGGCTGGCTCCTACACCACGACATCCTTCGCGAACCACCCCGTCGCGTCGCTCGTCTATGGCTCCGGCTTCGCCAACGCCGCGAACAACGGCGTCAAGGAAGTCACGACCTCTGCCGCGAACGCCGTCAGCGCAGCCGGTCTCGTTCTCGAGGCCTCTCCTCCGGCCGGTGCGAAGATCCAGTTCGTCGGCGTCGCCGGTGGCTCTGGTGCGATCGCGGCTGTCGCCGGCGGACTGACCGGTGTTCCGACCATCGCCGCCCTCGTGGCCGGTGACTGGATCAAGATCGGCGGCAGCGCCGTCGCGAACAAGTTCGCGACCGCCGCGTGCAACGGCTATGCTCGCGTCAGCTCTGTCTTCGGCACGACCGTCAACTTCGACATCTTCCCGGATGGCTGGACGACCGACGCTGGCACCGGCAAGACCATCTGGATCTTCGTCAGCGAGCGCATCCGCAACGGCAACACTCGTACGTCCTACACAGTCGAGCGCGAGTATCTGCTGGACGGCGGCTCCTATCTGTACGAGTACTTCGCCGGATGCGTCTTCGGTCAGTGGGCGATGCGTATGCAGCCCCGTCAGAACATCGAGGTTTCTTTCGAGGTCATGGGTCTCACGGCCACTTCGATGTCGAACACTCGATTCGCTTCTGCTACGACCGTGGCTGCTCCGGCGTCTGCTCTGCTGAACACCTCGTCCAACATCGGTCGTATTCGCCTCGGCGCTACGACGATGACTGGCGCCTCCTCGGTGACCAAGGCCGACCTCATGGTCGACCGTAATCTCCGCGAGCGCGAGGGCGTCGGCTCGCAGGCTTCGATCGATATCCGCAAGGGTCGCTGCAACGTCAAGGTGGAGCTCTCCGCGTACTTCACGTCTGAGACTCTTCTCAACGCTGTTCGCACCGATACGGAAACGTCGTACGACTCGCTCATCCGCAACGCTGCGCGGACTCAGGCGTACGTCATCGACGTTCCTCGCGGCAAGTACTCCACCGGAACGACGGATACCGGCGCGATCGATACCGACGTTACGGTCGATCTGACGTTTCAGGGCTTGCAGCATCCGACTCTTGGATATACCATTCAGGTTTCTAGGTTCATCCAAGTTCAGGAGTAAGTTATGGGACTGAAGAATACATACGCCACTGACAAAGAACTCGAGTCGGACGGCGTATGGACCCCTGTCGAGGCTGGCGGACGCGTTAAGATCCGCCGCCTCGGCGCCCCGGAGGTCGAGAAGGTCTCTCGTCGGCTCTACAAGCCATATGAGAATCTGACTCGCCGCAACAAGTCGCTCCCTGAAGAAATTCAGAAGAGCATCGTTGTCAACCTCCTCACCGAAGCGATCGTTGTCGACTGGGACATTACTGAAGAGGAAGGTCCCAACGCCCCGAAGCTTCCGTTCACGCCGGAAGAAGTCCGGCGCGTGTTCACTGAGTATGAGGACTTCGCCGTCGAGGTTATCAACCTCGCCAGCTCTCGTGAACTCTTCAAGGTTGACTCGGACAAGGACGCCCTAAAAAACTAGGCGAGGCTCTTGAGTCTATCCTTAATAGGACGTCCGGACCATCGGACGACGTGCTTGAGGCATTGGCTGAGCAGGGGATAGATATTACTCCCCTGCTCGTCAATTCTCAGGAGCCAGTAATCCCAAATTCATTGATGGTCTACTGGCGAGCTTTCAACGAGCTGTCAGACTCTAGGCGATACGACTTTGGCTCGCCATTGCCTATTTCGATCATCGAAGTTTCGGCCTATGCTTGTATTGTCGGAATGACTTCCGAGGAAGATCTTGCGGATTTGTGGTACTTCGTTCACGGGTTGGACGAAGTCTTCTTCAAGGTCCAGAATCGCAAGTCTAAGCAGAAGTAGGCTGTCGGATGGCTGGTAGAGACGACGATATCAGAATTGGTATTGACGCGACTCCGGCCGAGTCGGGAGAGAAGCGAGTAGTCGCTGCTCTTGGACGAATTAAGAAGTCCGCGACGGACCTGGGAACTTCCGCCGAGAAGAGCATCAACAAGATCTCTACGGCGCTCGGTAAGATCAAGAATTCGAGCATCACGCTCAAGCTGAACACCGGCGACGGCATGGCTCGTCTGTCGAAATTTTCGGCTGCCCTACAGAAGATCAATACGCGTCAGGAAGTAAAGATCTCTATCCAGGCTGCGCTTGGACAGATCACTCGTCTGCAGAATGCTCTGGCAAAGGCCAGTGAGCGACTGACGCGTATCAACGTCAAGGTTAAGATCGACGAACAGGCGATGAATCAGCAGATTCAGCGCATGGGAACTCTGGTCCTATCGCTGGAGCGCATCCGTCCTCGTCTTATCATGGACACGTCTGCAGTTGATCTGCAGATTCAGCGTATCGCAGCCAATATCTCTAGGCTCTCGCGGGTCTCCTTCAGCCCCGGCATCTCCGTCGGCGCCGGTACGGCTGCGACTCTTCGTAGTCTGGCGCGCTTCCAAGGATTCGATCCGGCCGCTATCCAGAGTGTTCGTGCGATGGCGCAGGCCATCAACAGCATGAACATCAGCGGCAGCACGGCGAATGGTCTTCGTCAGTTCGCGCTGGCCGCAAGTGCGATGGGTCGACTGACGGCGAGTATGCGTCAGGCATCTGCCGGTGCGCGAAACGTCTCCTCCAGCTTCATGCGTCTGCACTCGGACAGTCTGACGTTGAGTGGCGGCATCCTTCGCACTAGTGCTGCGATGCAGAATCTTGTCGCCATCATGGGTCTTGGACAGATCGCCAACACGATCTCTGTCTATCAGAAGACGATGGCTGGTTTGACTGCTGTGACCGGTGGCGCGGAAAACGCGGCTGCTGAGTTCCAGTGGGCGAGCGACACCGCCGATAAGTTCAGCATCTCGCTGAGTTCCATCGCGCCGAACTACATGCAGCTCGTCGCCGCTGGTAACGCGGCTGGGATCAGCATGGATGAAATTCACGATATCTTCGATGGCGTGACGCAGGCTTCTCGCGTGTTCGGTTTGTCTGTCGAAGATACGGAAGGTGTCTACCGAGCCCTGACGCAGATTATCGCCAAGGGCTCTCTGCAGATGGAAGAACTTCGCGGTCAGTTGGGTGATCGCCTTCCCGTCGCGGTCCAGGCGTTCGCGAAGGGTCTGGGTGTCACTACCCAAGAACTCTTCGAAATGACTAAGAAGCAGGAAGTCCAAGGCGAGGTCCTAGAGCGTGGTCTCGTCGGCTTTGGACGAGCTCTGCGTGAGATGACCAACGGTGGTCTCCAAGATACGCTGAACTCTATTCCGGCTGCTATCGGCCGTATGCAGACAGCGTTCCTCAAGTTCTCTGTCTTTCTCAACGAGGCTGGTCTGGGTCAGGCGATCACCAATATTCTGGACGCCATCACCAATCTCCTCACGGTTACTGATAAGAATCAGAAGCTCACGGTCTTCGGTAAGGTCGTCGGTTTCCTAGCCAAGTCGTTCGAAGAACTGACCAATCACATGGGTCTTCTGGCCCTGGCGATGGGCGGCTTGTTCCTCAGCGGACTTACTCGCATGGTCGCCGGGATGGTGGCTGCTTCCCGAGCTGCGGCGGCTGCTGGCGGGGCGATGGGCGGCTTTCTGGGAGCTCTAGGTAAGTTCAATCTGGCCCTCGTTGGTGTCACCGCTGCCGTCACTATCTTCGAGGCGCTGACTCGCCAGACCTCTGAGGCCGAGAAGGCCCAGGATGCTCTCTCCAACGCCCAGAAGTCCTCTGCGTCCGTCACGTTGGATATGACAAATGGGATCGATGGTCTTCGCAGGGCGTATTCTCAACTGACTGCTGAGCAGAAGAAAACTGAAAAGACTGCTCTTCTCAAGGCGATTGCCGATGGTGAAGCTGCCATCGCTCAGATCGATAAGTCTCTTGCCGAGCGTCGATCCATATGGTCCGAGGATATCTACGATAAAGCTGGTATCAACTTCGGCGGCGTCGACATGGAGGGAATGGATGGAACCACCCAGAAGCTCGTAGAGATGCGAGCCAAGGCGGGAGACTCCTATCTCGCCATCAAGAGCATGAACGAAGAACTCTCGAGGATGACGTTGCCTGAAGCGGCGAAAGATCTTACAGACTTCTTCGGTCAGGCGAATAGCAAGGGATGGGCTGATACTTTCCGTCCGATTGTTGAGGCCTTCTTGGGTCAGTCCATTGCGATGCAGACCGCCATGGAGAATACTGCTCGCCTGAAGTTCCAGTTGGCTACTCTCAACGGAACGCTGGATCAACTAGATCCTACGACTCGCACCATTGCCGAGGCGATGGGATGGTATAGCCAGTCGCTGGACGAGGTCGCCACTGCTCAGAGTCAGGTCATTTCTGAGGCCGACACCTTTAATCGCTGGGCGGACTCCGTCGACGGCGCGATGAGCCAAGTCGCCAACAAGGCCCAGATCGTGGCTGCGACTCTTCGCGGCATCCGCTACGAGGAGGCCCTGATGAAGAACTCGGAGCTCATGGAGAACTCTACCGCCAGTGCTCGAGAGACTATCTCCAAGACCTTCGGCAAGGAAGTCGCAGACTCCGGGATCGGTCGCTTCGCCACCAACGTCCTCGGCTTCGGCATGGCCGTCAAGACGACTGCAGAAGTCGAGGCTGCTCGCGAGCGTTCCGAGACCTCCATTAGTGGTGCGGAGAATTGGCTTCGTGATCTCAACAAGCCTGGGAAGGGCGGGGGAGGTCTCTCTAAGGACGACTTCAACGACATCTCCAAGTATGCCGGCGAGTCCACGCGCGTCACTCTAGAATACAAGCGCGCCATGGACGAACTCAACGAGGCTGCTGCGAAGCATCCGGAACTTATCAAAGAGGCCGGTGGTCTCCAGAAGGTCCAGATGGAGATGACGGCTAAGTATCATCGCGATCTCCAGCAGGCCCTCGAGACCGAGCGCAGCATCCAGTGGGACGACAAATATCTCACCGTCGAGAAGAAAGTTCGTGATATCCTCAACGGAACTCGTGAGCTGAACCCGTTGGAGGAAAGCATCAACGAGATTTACGACGCGCGTCGTAATATCTTCGTACTTCTTGGAGACAGTGCTGAGGGTCGTCTCAAGGCTGCAGAGGCCGAGGCGAACATCGCGGAGCGCACGAACCGCCTGATGGCCGAACGTGCTAACTCTATGGCTGACAAATATACTGGATCCAAGTACGGAGCGGTGCAGGAAGTCCAGGACGACATTCGTAATCTGAGCCAAGATCAAAACTCCATCGGCAAGCAGATGATGAATGGCGACATGTCGAATGCCGCGAGGTATGCGCAGAACGCCGCGACTCTCGTCCAGATGAACCAGCAGCTAAAGATCGCTCAGCTGGAGAGCACGAAACTCGGCCAGGCTTTCTCGACTTCTGCAGATGCTATCGGCAGTGCGCTGACCGATCTAGTCATGAATGGCAAGATGGATGTCCGTGGTCTCATCACGACTATCCTCAACGAGTTCTTCAAGCTCCTTGTCATCGAGCCGCTGATTCAGCAGCTCAAGTCGGCGATGGGTGAATGGCTCGGCGGATCTAGCGGCGGTGGCGGATTTAATTTCCTCAATCCACTCAGCTGGTTCGGCTTCGGTCACACTGGCGGCATGGTTGATGCTCTTCCGCATCCCCGTAAATATCATTCCGGCGGTATTGTTCCACGCGGCGGTGTGAGCACTCATGGTCTTCGCTCCTGGGAAAAGATGACCCAAGTTCCTAAGGGCTCTGAGATCATCAAAGAGCATGATCGTCGCCACAGCAACATGATGCCTGTCATCCTCAAGGCTGGCGAGGAAGTCCTTCCTCCTTGGGATTCTCGCAACTTCGCGTCCAAGTATCACACTGGCGGAATGGTCGGGTACGCTGATCCGCAGGCGATGGTCAATGATGGAAAGAACTACGCGGCTAAGTCACCGTCTAACGACAATCGTCCGGTCGGTGGCGGAATCACAATCCACAATGAAAATAAGATCACCTTCCAGGGAGTCGCACCGCGCTCCGACACTGGCGACGCGACTAAGCTCGCAACTAAGATCGGCGAGCACATTGCCGAGGAGAGCAACAAGTCTTCACGCATCGCCAGCGTAAAGATGATGGTCAACACTCGTAATATGAAGATGGCGTAATGGCACTGCTGACTTTCCCCGCGACTCCGAAACTTTCGCCCTTTGAGATCCCAAAAACTCCGAGGATCATTGAGACCGAGTACGGTGACGGATACTCCGAGGCGATTCCGGACGGCATCAACTTCATGCTGCTCCCAGAGATGGAACTCAGCTGGAATAACATCTATCAATCCGAAGCCACGACCTTCGACTCGTTCCTTACTGCGAGGAAGGGTGTTGAGCCGTTCAACTATACGCTTGCTCCGATGGAGGGTAGTGCGCGAATATTCAGGTGCAAGAAGTGGCGCATCGTCCTTAAGGAAGGCCTCCTGGTGGACTTCCGCGCTACCTTCAAGGAAATGCCTCCGGGAGCCTATTAGTGTCTACGGTCAAGGAAAAATCTCAAGAGATTCACGGCACTGATCCTCTGGTCAGTCTGTACACGCTCGACATGACTCTGTTGGGTGGACCGATCGAAAGATTTACTGACGCCAAGAATGGCGAGGTCTCCTTTGGAGGAAACATCTATTCTCCGGTGGAAATCGAGATGAGTGGACTGGAGATCAATGCCGAGACGTCCGACACTTCTCCGACTGTGAAGCTCACCCATAACGGCAGTCCCATCACAGGTTATCTAGACGACTTTGATGATCTCAACGGTGCGACGTTTACCCGTATCCGCACCTATCAGTCTTTCCTAGACGTTGTCTCCGGCGGTACGACCCCGGACGATACTCAGTTCTACGGACCAGACATGTTCTTCATAGAGAGAATGTCACACTTGGATGCGACGTCTCTCGAGTTCGAACTCAGCACGATGCTGAACGTCCGCGACCTGATGTGGCCTACTCTCCTCATCTTGCGAGACATCTGCTCGTACCAGTACCGCACGTATGATCCCACTATTCCAGGATTCGTCGCAGGACAATGTCCGTGGAATGGCGGAACCTACTACGACGCCAATAATCAGGTGACTCTTAATCCCGCGCTTGACGTCTGCTCACAGAAGCGAGCAGGATGCAAGGCTCGATATGGAGCCAATGCTGTTCTTCCCTTCCGGGGCTTCATGGGAATTCGGAGAGCCAAGTGATCTTGTTTCGTCATCTAGAGTCCGAGTTCATTCAGCACGCGCTGGAGGATTATCCAAGAGAAGCCTGTGGTCTAGTAGTCGGCGGTCGCTACATTCGTGTTCCGAACATTTCTCGAGATCCAGTAAATCAGTTTATACTTGATCCTCGGGTTTATGGGATGTACGACGGTCATATCCAGGCCGTCTTTCACAGCCACCCAGATGGAGACGAGTGTCCTACCGAGGCGGACATGAGATCTCAGATGACCGCCGGAGTGCCTTGGATCATCGCACCCACGAAGGGCAGAAACGTCGGTGAGATCTTCGAGTTCGGTATTCGCGATCCGGAGAGATCACTCATCGGTCGGAAGTTTCGCCACGGAGTAGACGACTGTTACTCCCTCATGCGGGACGGATACAAGCACTATCTCAATATTGATCTCGCCGAGTTTCCGAGGTCCTGGGGATGGTGGCGGCTTAAAGATTATGACATGTATAGTCAGAACTTCGCCAGCCAGGGATTTAGAATCCTCGAGGCAAATGAGTCACCTCAAAAATACGATGCCCTGCTAGTCGCGCTCGGAAGTGCTTTCCACAAGGCGAATCACGCTATACTATACCTCGGGAATGGTGAGGGTCTACATCATCCCGGCTCTATCACTAAAGCATATGATCCGACCCGCTTGAGCCTCGTGGAGGGCATCGCGCGCTATGTCGACAGCACTACTAAAGTCGCCTGGATCAGACCGGAGCTACCTGCTTAGCTCCGCGCAACAGCGCCAAATGGGCTGGCCAGAACAGGCCTCAGACCGCAATATAAGGCTCCACGGTGCTCTCGCCGCCGCGCATGGTGCCACGCATAGGCGGGCGGTTTCGAGCGTGTCTGAGGCCATCAGAGCGTGTCTCTACACCATACCGGATTTCGATGAATCGCTGAAGAACGGCGAATATCAAATCTTCTTGGACGATAAGTTCGAGGT